CATTTGCGTCTGGAGGAATTGGTGGTGTAACTGACCCAGGTGCAGACACACTGGGCAACATCCCAACAGCAACACTAGGAGTAACAAGTGGTCCAAATGCCGTAAATCCTTCGGGTGATGCGGCAAGTGGTATCCTACGCCCTGAACAGGCACGTCGTTTTATTGACTACGTATGGGACGCTACTATTCTCGCCAAAGATGGTCGTCGTGTAACTATGCGAGCCAACTCTATGGAACTTGAAAAAGTTAACGTAGGCGAACGTGTAATTCGTGCAGCAGCTCAGGCTGATGCCGTATACACAAACACAGGTGCAACATTCTCAAAGGTCGAACTTTCTACCAAGAAAATTCGTCTGGACTGGGAAGTTTCAGCTGAAGCACTAGAAGACAACGTTGAAGGAGGTGCTCTCGAAGATCACCTAGTTCGCTTGATGACAAATGCATTTGCAAATGACATCGAAGATCTAGCTATCAACGGTACTGGCACTGGCTCAGACGCATTCCTATCCATCATGGACGGATTTGTTAACAAGGCTACTACTGGAGACGCACACGAAGCAGTTGTAACAGTTGCGGACAACGCATGGACACCAGACGTAATGCAGAAGATTATTCTTGCATTGCCAAGGAAGTACCGTGCACTTAAGAGCAATCTTAAGTTCTATGCTGGTACAGACGCATTCCAGGGAATTGTTAAGAACAACGGTACCCTATCAGATGCAATTGCTGAGGCACTAGGTCAGAACGGTAATACCCAGGCTAATACCCAGGCTTACCTTGACGGCCAGGGCCAGACATTCGGTGGTGCTCGCACTACTCGTGTTCTAGGCATTGATGTTCAGGAAGTTCCTTACTACCCTGCAGGATATGTAGACCTTACATTCCCACAGAACCGTGTATGGGGTTTCCAGAGAGACATCACAGTGAACCGCCAGTATGTTCCTAAGAAGGACACTATTGAATACACCGTATTCGTACGTTTTGGTATTCAGTGGGAGGAAGAGGACGCAATTGCGTTCGCTGACTCAAACTCTAGCGATTCCTAAAGTCTAACGCAACCTATTAAAGGGGGCAGGTGAGTAAAATCTCCTGCTCCCTTTTTTAATATCTGTTATAATTAAAAGATAAAGAAGGAGACTTAAGTGTCAGAAAAAAATATAGATGTAGCTCCTGCCCAACTACAAGATGGCGAATCACTAATTCCACACCCACTTGTTGAAAAATACAAAGAAGCAGTAGAAGAGCTTAAAAATAAACATATTGAAGAGTCTAAAGAGTCAGAAATCAATAACGTAATTTCCTTTGACAAGCTGGCCACAAGCCCTAACCCATCAGTTGTATCAAACGACGATAATGTTATTGGTTCTGGTAGTGCGGATAGAAAAGAAACTGCCAAGCAAGAGCCAGTTATTGAAAAAGAAAGCGTAGCCGTATACTCTACAAAAAATGTTACTTGGTCTGGAGTTGGTCAGGTTTCTAAGGGGTATAATATTGTCACTAAGCAAGCCGCAGAAAAATGGGCAGAACGTGACCACATTAGAATTGCAACTCCAGAAGAAGTTGCTGGAGAGTACGGAATTTAATGGAAATTTTAAGGGTTCTGCCATATCAAGACGTAAATATTACATTTACAATTCCAGCTGCTTATGTTTTAAATGAGGCTTTTGTGGCAACGATTACTGATCTAGCGGACCTTTCTTTTACAACAAAAACCGTAACAGACAATGCAAACTATGTTTGGACAATAGGTCTATCTGGTAAATATGATACAGACTATCGTGTTGTAATTACAGATGCATCTGGTGATGTCATTCACGATGAAACATATGAGATACGTAGACCATATGTCAATCCAGATACCTTGGGCACAACCGCCTCAGAAATTGCGGAATATACTAAGTATGAAGAAATTGCAAGAGCAATTCTTGACTCTGTTATTCCAGAAGGATTTTACTACAAAAAAAGAACCCTGGAAGTTGTTGGTCTCGGGGCAGACTACATCCCCTTGTGGTGGGAAGCAAAAAGAATTTTATCCGTCTATGAAAATAATGTTTTAGTTGAAGATCGTACTTATGAAATAACTAGAGATAAAACTGCAATAACAGAAACAGTTCTTGACGGAGTTAATCGTAATGAGCAGGCTCTATTAATTTTGCCAGCAGCAGCCTCAGACCTTGTAGACACCGTTCTGCCGCCTCTGCGGGGCTTTCCTAATGGATACGACTACAAGTTTGTTTTAGAGGTGGGATACCCTACAGTGCCCTCAGACGTCGTTAGAGCAGCAACTCTGCTTATTGACGATATTAAGTGTGGCAGAAATGACTACTACCAAAGATATATTTCTGCCTATAACACAGACCAGTTTAGACTACAGTTTGATAGCAGGGTATTCGAGGGAACAGGAAACATCATAGTAGACAAGATACTTTCAAAGTATGCTAAGTCTATTACTAGACTTGGAGTCTTATAATGGCTACCTGCGAAAATACGTCAATTATTTTTCCAATGCTTGCAGACGTATACTACCCAATTGTTGACCAAGGAGCATATGGAAATGTTCAAAAAACTTGGATTCACGATAGAACAATTGCCTGTAATTTTAATTCAGCAGGAACAGCTTGGAAAGAAGACATAAAGCCTAACGCAAACATTACACAGGATAGCATAATGCTAGGCAGAGTAAAAACAGACATTCGGTTTTCAAATGAAAATGCTCAAAATTCAATTACAAACATTATTGTGACTAACATAAAAGACAGAAATCTTAATGAGGTTTTTTTAGAAACAGCAGGCCCAAGAGCTGGAAGGTCTACCCTATTTGAGGTAGCAACTGTTGAGCCTTTTATGGGGCCATTTGGATCAGTAGAGTATTACAAGGTTGTTGTTCGTAGATCAGAGAATCAGGCGGCAGACCTATGAGGATTAAGTTTGATGGAAGACAGTTTGGCAGAGACATGAAAAACATGATGGACTATTCAGCTGGATTCCTAGATGGTATACAGATGGGCAAGCAACAGCTTATGCACTCTCTAGGAGTTCAAACAATAGAAATTTTAAAAAGCTATATAGACTCTAACGCAAAGGTAAACCCATCAATACTTCATCACGTTTATGAGTGGAATAGGATCGGTAGTCCGACCGCAAGACTTTATGACATAGGATATTCCGTAAGCAATCTGGGGCTCTCTTTTAACTCTTCTTTTAGACAGTCTACAACCATTCAAAATGGGTCAAACACACCGTTTTATGACAAGGCACGAATTATGGAAGAGGGTATTCCTGTTACCATAGTTCCAGTAAATGCTCAGGTATTAAGGTATATGGATAATGGAGAAGAAGTCTTTACAAAAGGACCAGTGTATGTTCAAAATCCTGGAGGAAATACTGAAGGAAAGTTTCAAGAAGTTTTTGATAACTTCTTCAATAAATACTTTACTCAAGCTTTCTTGAGGGCCAGCGGTATGGCAGCTTATCTGGAAAACCCTACAGTATATAAAAAGAATTTGTCAAAAGGAAAAAGAACTGGCAAGGCAGGCGGAGTGTCTACTGGATATCGCTGGGTAGCAAATGCGGGGGTGGCTAAGGTTGGCTAATGACTCATTACTAAATACTCCAGTGTTATGGATAAACAAGTATCTTCAAAGCAAGATTCTAGATAGTACTAGCTTAGATACTCCATTTTTTCCAACTCTGCCTTCTACAATTAATGACTTAACTTCTTATTTTCCTACTGGTGGAACAATGGCTACCTGGGACAGACTAATTAAAATGAACAAGAAGAGTTTTCCACACATTAAGTGTGAGCAGATTATGTACTACTTCTACGCAAACGGAGAAAACCCTATTGAAAAGATGGTTCAGATTCAAGAGCAGGTTTTGAGACTAATGGACCGTGGCGATGAAACAGCTCAAGAAGTAAATAACTGGTCAGCAAATAGGCAGATAAATTTGGGCAGATTTGACAGTAGTGGTAATCCAACTGACCCAGAATTGCTTGTAGATAACATGTTCTATTTTCACGATTTTAAGGTGTATCAGCTAGAAGAGTCTAGAGACATAATTGACTTCGGAACTGCTAGAACCTATGGCGGTAACAAGATTATTATTGAATATGACTACCACCAGATGCCAAGCATGACTAATTCAGACTGGGTTCCAGAAAGAATTTTACCAGTAAAACAGATTATTTAAATAAGCTGATATACTTAAGCTTGAGGAAACACGCCTATTATCTATAAAAAGAAGAGGTGAAATAAATGGCATATACAAGAGGTACAAGCACCAACATTATTGTTGGAGCAGCTGCTTTGTTTACTTACGAAGCAGGAGTATTGACAGACGCAGGTCTTCCAGCTTATGAAGCTGAAGGATCTGTTGGAAACACAACAGGAACATATCGTGAAACCCTAGCTGACTCTGCAGCCTTCCGTAACGTTGGTTATACAATGAACGGTCTAGAGCTACAGTTCCAGCCAGATTTTGGCGAGGTACAGGTTGATCAGGTTCTTGACGTTGCAAAGCTATACAAGCAGGGTATGCAGGTTAACCTGAACACTGCTTTTGCTGAAGCAACACTAGAGAACTTGCTGTTCTCCTTGGCTGGTAGAGATGCAGATCTCACATCAAGCGCAGGAGCAACAGGAATTAAGGTTGGATCCCCAACCCTAAACCTATCAGCAGGTGACATCGGTGAGTGTCCAGTTGAGCGTGGCCTAGTTGCTGTTGGTCCAGGTACAGGTGACTGTGACCCAGACGAGCAGATTGAGCGTATTTACGTTGCATACCGTGCACTTTCTATTGAGAGTGTTACAGTTTCTGCAAAGCGTGATGAGCCAACTATGTACGAGGTTTCATTCCGTCTACTGCCAAACGATGCTGCATCCTACGGTAAGATCGTAGACCGCACTATCCCAGCAGTATCGTAATACAAACTAACAACGCAGAGTTACCCAGTCTTTTTAGGCTGGGTAATTTTGTTTTTGCGGTATACTTATATAATGGCAACAACAATATATAAAACGGGAAAAGTCAGCTTAATTGACGGTACTGAGATTAACCTATCTCCATTAAAAATAAAGTATCTTAGAGAATTTATGGAAGCCTTTGAGCTTGTAAAAACTGCAGATAGCGATGAAGAAGCTATCATATTTCTGTCAAATTGTGCTGCTATATCAATGCAACAGTACCATCCCAAAATAGCAACAATTGCCGAGCTAGAAGATTCTATGGATTTGCCAGGAATATACAAGGTCTTAGAAATTGCTGCTGGAATAAAAATTAATGAAGATTCTGAAGACTCTGTAAAAGATCAGGCTGGGGATGGCGGATCTTCTTGGGACAAGCTTGATTTAGCTAAGCTTGAAGCAGAAGCTTTTTTGCTGGGCATTTGGAAAGACTACGAAGAATTAGAAATTAGCATGTCTATGCCAGAGCTCCTAATAACCTTAGAGTCAAAAAGAGAACTTGACTATCAAGAAAAGAAGTTCCTGGCCGCTATTCAGGGGGTTGACATAGATAAGAACAATAGCCAAGCTCCAGAGAATAAGTGGGAAGACATGAAGGCCAGAGTGTTCAGTGGTGGAAAAGCTAAGGACGGAAATGACGTCTTAGCCCTCCAAGGAGTTAATGCTCAAAAGGCTGGTTTTGGAATTGGAATGGGCCTTGGATATGAAGACTTGACTAAAAAGCCTAAAAAATAAAGCTTTTTGTGTTATAATTAATAAAGCCTCATAGCGGAAGGAATACAAAAATATGAGTACAGAAGTATACGAAGAGAAAACAATTAAGTTAATTGACGGAACAGAAGTTAAGGTGCGCCCACTAAAGATTTCTTTGCTACGTCCATTTATGAAAAAGTTTGAGGGTATTACAGCAGTAGCAGAAGACAACGACAAGTCTATGAGCCTACTGATGGAATGTGTTCAAATTGCAATGAGACAGTACAAGCCAGAAATGGCTGAAGATTTAAAGGCTTTGGAAGATAATCTAGATCTTCCAACAGTCTACAAGATTGTAGAAGAAGCATCTGGGGTTAAGCTCTCAGAGGCATCTCTTGGTCTTGTAAATGCCTAAGTAAAGAGGGTGCTAGTGGATGGCTGAAGACGCCAATGCCAGAATAAGAGTCGATATTGACACAGCCGCAGCGCTGGCCAATATTAAGAATCTCCAACGGCAGATATCAACTTTCCACACCTCTCTGGCAAAGTCCAGTGCGCAGGCTACTGCATCTTCTTTACAGTTGCAGCAAAGCCTAATTAATGGTATAAATAAGACTGGTCAATTTTCTGCTGGTATTAAAACTATAAAAACTACCACAGACTCTTTTACCAATTCGCTTCAAAAAAATAAACTCTCTATGGGGGAATACTTTAGGTATTCTGCTGCAGCCACAAAGAGCTTTGGAAGATTTTTCTCATCAGAGTTTGAGACAATAAACAAGGTAGCACGTGAACGTGTTAAGGATTTGCAGACCCAGTATATTAAAATGGGTAGAGATGCAAATGGAGCGATGCGAGCCATTGCGGTTAGACCGCTATCGCTTGACATGGAAAACCTAGCAACAAAAACTCAAATTGCTGCTCAGCGCCAAGCCCTTCTTAATCAAATGCTTAAGCAGGGATCTACTAATCTTCTAAACTTTGGTAAGAATACCCAGTGGGCTGGTCGTCAGCTTATGGTTGGTTTTACCGTACCCCTAATAATGCTTGGTAGCGTTGCAGCTAAAACATTCATGGACATGGAAAAGCAAGCTGTAAGATTTAAGCGTGTCTATGGCGAAATGTTTACTACAACAGAGGAAACCAATAAGGCTCTTCAGGATATAAAGAATCTTGCAAATGAGTTTACAAAGTATGGTGTCGCTGTATCAAAAACTATGGAACTGGCTGCTGACATTGCAGCTACTGGCAAGATGGGTGCAGAGCTTACCGCTCAAGTTGCAGAAACAACAAGGCTAGCCGTGCTTGGTGGGGTAGAGCAAGCAGAGGCCCTACAAGCAACAATATCATTAACAGACGCCTTTGGAGTTTCTGCAGAAGATCTAGCAGGGAAGATTGATTTCCTAAACGCTGTTGAAAACCAAACTATTACTTCTATTGAAGACCTAACCATTGCTATTCCCAAAGCTGGTCCAGTCGTACAACAGCTTGGTGGAGATGTTGAAGACCTTACGTTCTTCCTAACAGCTATGCGTGAGGGTGGAATCAATGCCTCTGAAGGTGCTAACGCACTAAAGTCTGGTCTTGCAGCTCTTATTAACCCAACTGGAAAAGCGTCCGAGATGCTTGCAGGGTTTGGTATTAACATCAAGGGCATTGTTGAAGCAAATGCTGGAGATGTAAAAGGTCTAGTTATAGACTTTGCTTCAGCACTCGATGAGCTAGCCCCCCTAGATCGTGCACGAGCAATTGAACAGCTATTTGGAAAGTTTCAATTCTCTCGTCTATCAACTTTATTCCAAAACGTTATTAAGGATGGAAACCAAGCAAGTCGTGTCTTAAAGCTAACAAATGCCACCACTGCTGAACTAGCAGTTCTTTCCGAAAGAGAGCTTAAGAAAATTGAAGACTCTCCAATGTTTAAATTCCAAAAAGCTTTGGAAGACATTAAAGTAACTCTCGTACCACTTGGCGAGGCATTCCTAAAGGCAGTTACCCCACTGCTAGAGTTTGGAACTAGCGTACTTAAAAAGTTTGATGAGCTAGATGAAGGCGCAAAGGGATTTGTTGTTGGCCTAACAGCTATTGCTGGAGTAATTGGTCCAATATTCCTAATGGGCTTTGGTCTTATTGCTAACGGTGTAGCAAACGTAATAAAGGGATTTGTATTCTTTAAAACCGCAATGAATAAAGCTGGAAGTGCTAGCACACAGCTAGGAATGCAAACTGAGTACATGACTCAGCAACAGCTAGAGGCAGCTGCAGTAGCAGCCTCTCTAGATCAGGTGCATACAAAACTAAAACAAACATTTACTTCTGAAGCAGCAGCTATAAATGGATTGACTGCCGCATACGAAAGAGCAATCTTAAAGCAAGCTGCTTTTGCTGGAACTCCAATGGCTATAGGAAGAGGAGCAAAATCTCCTAAGAAGCTAGCTTCTGGAATTCTTTCAGTGCCTGGGCCAAAGGGTGCTGGAGACGTTGTTCCAGCCATGCTCTCTCCTGGAGAAGCAGTTATCCCAGCAGAAAAAGCAGAAAAATATCGTGGATTTATTCAAGCATTAATTTCTGGAAATATTCCTGGGTTTAGAAACGGTACGGGCGACGTAGACTATGTTAGGGCAATTGCAAAAAGAGAAGTTGCGGGTAGTGGGTTCAGTAGCTCTCCAGACGAGGTCAGAAGGCAAACCGAACTAAAGTCCTGGGCTGGCATGGATAAAGAAATGGCTGCCAAAAAAGCAGAACTTGAAAAAATGAGACAAGAGGGAAGAAAAATTTCTTCAAGTCAAGAACGATCTCTCCTTAAAGCAACTCCAGATGCTGCTCACGTTAAGCAGTCTAGCTACAAGATTTCAGTAGCTGGAAGACAAGTCCCCACCAAGTCCTGGATGGCCAGGAGCTTGCTGGCAGATGACCCAATGGTTAATAGGTACGCTGCTCAAGCTAATCTAGAAAAAGGCGGCGGCGGAACAAAAAGCACCCAGAATGCTTTAAAGGGCATGATGGATCCAAAGGGGCAAGAGGCTCTAGCCAAAAAGCTGGGCGTATCGCAAAAAGAACTTAACAAACAGTTAAAGCTGTTAAGTCAGGGAATATCTCCTTCTACTGCTGGCGGATCAAAAGTTATGCAAGAGCTGGCAAGAAGAGATCCAAAACCAAATCAAGGAAGGCTTGCTGCGTCAGTTCTAAAATCTAGGGATGATTTTGCAAAGAAGAATCCAGGAAAAGGTTTTTATGAAACATTAGGAAGTAGAAAATACGATCCTTCTAAGGATGAAGCTGTTAAGAAAAATCAAGAAGCGGCAACAGCAAAGGCTGACGCTAGGGCAAAGGCCAAAGTTGACAAACTTACTAAAGCTCAAAAAGACGAGTCTGCTAGGGCATTCGCAAAATCTCAAGAAGCAGAAAAAGCAAAAACAAGTGCTACCGCAAAACAAGCTTCTGTAATTAACAAAGAAACAAAAGCTACAGAAAAAGCAACAAAAGAAAAAGTTGCAGCTACAAAGGCAGTAAAAGAAAACAAAAAAGAAACAGTCAAAGAGACTAAGGCAAAGCAAAAGCTGGCAACCCCTGCTGGTCCAGGACAGTCTCAAAGAATTACAGCTAGAGAAACAAAAGCTGGCACACGTTACTACTCTGGAAACAAATTAGTTGCAGACCAAAAAGCTGGACAAACAACCTATAACAGACAGCAGGGGGCTGCAAAGGGTGTAGAGACAAGAAGGGCTAATGCTGCACTAAGGTCCCAGGCTCCTCAAGCTCAGCAAAGAGGCTCTGGTGGTGGAAGGGCTGGTATGGTTGGCATGGTGGCTTCTGGAGCCGTAATGGGTGGGTCAATGTTGCCTGGTGCCGCAGGAAAAGTTGCACAAGACCTAATGATGCCAATCATGGCACTTTCAATGATTTTGCCAATGTTGCCAGGCCCAGTAGCTATTGCAGTTGCTGCTATTTCTGGATTGGCCATGGCTGCCTTTGCTCTAAAGGGTGCATTTGACACCGCTCAAAAAGAGGCGATAGAATTAACAGAAACTTTGGGCTCTGGTTCAAAAGCAATTCTTGCTTATGCAGAATTTGCAGGAACGGCATCAGCTGGAGAAGTTATGGATAAGCAAAGAGCCAATAACGCTTCTCCCTTTTCTGTTCAGCAGGGTAAAACAACATTTGGAGAATCTTTTGTAACTAGCGAACAGGGTAAGGGTATGCTAGAGTCACTAAGAAAGAGTGTTGCAACTTCTGGGTCTTCTGCAACACAAGCTCAACTTGTAAATCAGCTAGGAACTGCCGTTGCCTCTGGGGCATTAAATGAAGCACAAGCAAGAAGCATTGCAGCTAGTATTGGAAAAGAATTAGGGAATCAATCTTTTGGCATTAACGTTAATGCAAAGCTCATTGAAATATTCGGTCCAAATGGAGAAAATCTTATAAACGAGCCCCTTGAGGTTAGAGTAAAAATGATAGAGCAAACTCAGGATCAGGTTGGAGCTACTATAAAAGCTGGCCAGGTTCGAAGCTCTACTGCAACTCCTTTAGTTAGCGAAGGACTTGCGTTATCCGCAGCCCTAGGGGCTACTGGCTTAATGGCAAACGCTGTTCCAGTAGTCGGACAAGTTGCCAGTGGAATACTTCTTGCATCGTCTGCAGCAGTCCTTTTAGGAACTGGTATTGCAGCTGGAGTAGACAGAATGGCAAAGCTGGGAGAAGTCTCTGGTACCAATGTTGCCATGGGAATGATTGCTATGCAGCAGCAGCAAGAAATGGTAGACTCTCTAGATCTAGAATATCAGAAACGAATTGCCAATGCCGTTGCAGCTGGGGACGTGGCAAGAGCAGAAGAGCTTACAACACAGCATATACGAGACAGGGAAGCCCTTCTTATCAAGAATGCGGAAACAACTCAAATGGTTCTTGACAACTTTGCTAAGCAAGACGTGTTTTTTGGACAAGGTGCTTATATGGATGCAGCCAAGAAGGCTGTTGATGTGGCTTACGCAGACGATCCCGTTAAGGGACAGATTGCTAAGGGTGCTACGGGACAAATAGGCAGTGCAGCCTTAGACCAAACTCAAAAGTACCAGATGACGCTCATGCTTGCAAGCAAGGAGCTAGACCCAATGGTTGCTACTCAGCTACTATCTAGTTTTGGTAATGATGGCGAACAGTTGACGAAGGTCCTTAATATCATGACCAACATCGGATCCGCTGATGGAAATCGTGCAATCGCATTAATGAATGCGTTTGTTGATAAAGATGGCGAGGCTTTGCCAGATCAACAAAAAACATTTATTGCAAATATAGAGTCTAAAACTCCAGCACAAGCTCAAAAAGCCTTGGCCATGTTTGAAGAAGTGGCAAAGCTGGGTGGAGCTAACGTTCTTGAAGCTAGCGTAATTATGCAATTCTACAATAAGAATCCACAAGCACAGAAAAAAATGGAAGACATGATAGAGCAAATAAACTCTTATGGGGGAGAGTTGACCATGGACTTTGTTCAAAATCTAGTTGGAGAAGCACAGTTTGAAGCCTTTAAACAAAACCAAGCTTATTTCGAAAGTCTGGACAATGAACAAAGAAAAGACTATGTTTCTGCATTTGTTAATACCATGGAGTTGCGTGGTGATAAGGATATGCAAGATGCTTGGAGAGCATGGCAGAAAACACTACCTGCAGATCAAAAGGCTAGGGCCTTTGAAGACTTTGCAACTGTTACTGCAGTAAGAGTTACTGAGGCTGGGAAAGACGCATCGGCGGTAGACATAGAACAAGAAGACACTAGCGGAGGCGGTGGCGGAGGACCATCTGCATCCCCACTAGACGACCTCTTGAAAAAACTTAGAGATATTCGTAAAAACCAAATTGGTGTAACCAAGGGCTTTGAAGCATCAGCTAACGCAATCAATAAGTTGTTTGGAGGCGGAGCTGGAATCAATCTTTTCAGCGGTATTGAAAATGACATGAGACGACTAGGGGCTGGAGAAGACCTAATCAGCCTTATAGCTGGAATGGATCCAGAAGAGTTTGAAAAGAAAAAGAATACCCTATTTAATTTTGACAAGCAAACTGGAGAAATTATAGGATTTAAAAATCAGTTAAAGAATATTGGAAAAGCTCTTTCTGCAATCGCTATTGGTCAATATGTTAACCAGCAGCAGAAACAGGCTCAAGAGTCAAAGAATCAGGTATTAGCATTTAACCAGTTAAGGTCGTCTGGATATTCTGTTGCAGAAGCGTATGAAGCAATTCAGGATGCAGCGCTTGCCGCAGGCATAGTTGCTGGAGATTACACCCAACAACAAATAGCTGAGATGCTTGCATTACAGAGAGCAACTGCAGAAGCAGCAAAGCAATTTGAAAGGCTAACTCCAGAAGGAAAACAACAGGTTTTTGATGAAGGCTTTAATAAGGCAATGGAAGCGTTTGACGTTCAAGAGAAAAAACTAACTCTAGAGTATGAGCTAAAGATAGCAGATGATCAAAAAATTATTGAAGATGCTCAAAATCAGATAGATGGAATAAGATACCAGCTTGACGATTACGAAGCAGATTTGCGTGGTATTGAGCAGCAAGAGGATGCTATTAACAAGACTTATGACGATAAGCTAGAAGCACTAGAAAAGGTACGCAAAGCAAATCAAAAAGTTCTTGATCAAGAAAAGGGCAAGCTATCAGTTGCAGAAGCCATTACTCGTGGCGATCTTTCTGCAGCAGCTAGGGCTATTCAGGACGTAAGACAAACTTCTGCTTCTGGATACTTCTCAAGTCAAACTGACGCACTTAACCAGGGAAGGCAAAATGCCCTTGACGCAATTAGAGGCGAAAATGGACTATCTAGAATTGAAATACAAGAAAGAATAGAAACTCTTACAAATCAGATATTTGAAATTGAAGAAAACTCTATAGAGCCAGCAACAGAAAGAGTCCGCTTGGCTGGAGTAGAGCTAGCATCAAGAATTAAAGAGCTAGAAGTTTTGGACAAAACAAAAACTGAATGGGAAACTATTAAGAACAATATTGATTTCGCTAGAGTAAATAGTAAAACTTACAAAGATGCAATTATAGAAGCCGAAAAAATTGTTCAAAAGGTTCTAGATGCTTGGAATGAAATTGAGAAGCCAAAGAGCACTGTTTATACAGTAACGACAGTTCGAGAGGGAGATGTAAGCCCTGGAGGCCCAGGCGGTCCAGGCGGTCCAGGAAACCCAGGCCCAGACCCACTAGATCCAAGCGCTGACACCCCAGCAGCTCAGGCAAATAGGATTAGACAAGCATTAAATAACGCTACCACTGCCCCTAAAGTTTCTAAGGCACTTAGAGACGCAGCTGGAGTAACTATGTCTAATGCCGATAGAGCAGAGGCATTAATAAATAGCTACCTTGCAAAAATAACAAAAGCTCAGGCAGACGCTATTCTTTCCAAGGCTGGCGTTACTGGAAGAAGCGGAGGCGGAAGTAATGCTAACCGATTCTTGGCTAATGGAGGAAGGGTTATGTCCTACATGTCAGATGGGGGATCTCCGTTAGGCTCAGATACCGTACCAGCAATGTTAACTCCTGGAGAATTTGTAGTAAGAAGACCTATGGTTAGGAAGTATGGAACAGATTTATTTAACAAGATTAACTCTGGATCCTTTAGCAATGTTCAGGGCATGTCTAGTCCAAACATTCAAAACATAACAACCCCAATGTTTAACTCTACAGGACCTTCTGTATCAGTTGATAAAAACTCTGTGCCATCTACACAAGTTCTCTCACCATCTTCGAATTCAGTGTATAATTATAACTTAAGTGTAAACGTTGCGTCTCAGTCAGACCCTAACTCAATTGCACAAACCGTGATGGGTCAAATTAGAATGATTGACTCTCAAAGAATAAGGGGCAACAGGTTCTAATGGCAACTAATGCATACATGACAAATAGGAAAAAGTATAGTCGTCCGCAAGCAATGCTTTGGGCAAACAATCCAGGTAATGCTGTTGGTGGGTTCTATATTCCGTCGGGATTTGAAGTTGGACAAACTAGGCCAACAACTGCAACAGAAGAAGAGTTGCTTAATGAGTTCTTAATTTTATCAGACGATAATCGATCGGCTTTGCAGTTTAACTCGCTAAGAATTGAAAAAAAGGAAAGAATGATAAATGGTAGGATGAGGTCATACCATGTTGCAGATAAGATAGAGTTGTCTACTTCTTGGAGCATGCTCCCATCTAGATCATTTTCTGACTTTCCAGGATTTGATGAGTATGGAAGACAGCAAGAGTTAGTAACCTCTATAGACCATGATAGTAATCCCATAACGCCAAATCAAACTATTCAGCTTAGTGGATCACCCCTATATAAAGATCAGCAATACACCTCTGACGGCGGAGCTGGCGGGTTGGAAATACTTGATTGGTATACCAACTACAAGGGCCCTTTTTATGTTTATCTTGCCTATGATAAATATACAGAATTTTCTGACCAAGACACACTAAAGTATTCTAGGTTGGGCCAGTATAATGAAATTCTTGAAATGTATATTTCTAGCTTTACTTACTCAGTTGAAAAACGTGGGGGATCAAACCACGATTTATGGAACATAAGCGTAAGCCTAGAAGAGGTTTAAATGTTTGAAAGCAAAGAGCTAAACGATCATCTTAGTACTTCTTCTACAATAAAGTCTCGTGCTGCAGTTATTGCAGAATGGAACATGAATTTCTTTGAAAATATTGCAGATATTGGAAACTACAGATACCGTCCACTTCTTGGAATTGCTCAAAAATACGGATCAATACCAAACATCTATGACCCAAAAGACCTAGGAAACTTTTACACTGGCGCAACAGATGCTGATGTTTTAGTAGATGGTGGTTTTGAAGAGGATGGCCAAACTCCAGTTGTTTTTAAACCTAAAAAAGAAAAAGAAAAACTTTTATTTTCTCTAGAAGAGTGTTTTGGAAAGTTTAGGCCAAGGTCTGGAATCAACAAACTTAGATACGGAATTACTGGAAAATACCTACATCACAGTAATGTTGACATGTTTAATCGGCCAAGATACTATATGCCAGACAAGAATGATACTTTTAAATACTGGACCTCATATAGGACTGAGGATGGAAAAGAGTACGGAATTGCAAACAATACTCTTAATGGCAATTACCACGTAGAAGATGTAGCCCCATATGTTGTATATAAAGAAGAAATTCCAGTAAACAGGATTGTTGTAAAGACGCAAACCAATGTTGGAAATGTTGATCTTGGACCATTCTCCAACTCATCTGGAATATTTGCAGATCCATTTTTTGGAGAGGAAAATAAAACAACCCCAGTAAAATGGAAAATCCAATATCTAAAAAACAATATTTGGCTAGACGCAATTTCCTTTAATAAAAACTCTGTACGCTATAATGGCGATGCCATAATCGGAACAGATGGATACTTAGAAATTGGGTATGGACTTATTGTTCCAGATAGTTTTAGGTCAAACTTTATAAATAATGGAATCCTAGCCTCCACAACTATGCTTCCAACAGAAAATGAAAATGGTCAGGCCTACCTTGTAAAACAAAACACGAATGACCTTGGGCGATACTATATTTGGAAAGACAGTGGCTACCTTGAATTTCACCCAGAATATGGTTGGTACGTAGTAGATGAAAACGTAGACCAGCTTACAAACTTTGTAACAGATACAACAAGCCCTAAGAAATACAATACAGCTCAGGCTGGTATTTTAGACTATGAAGAGTTTTTGTTTATTTCAGGAATCAGGGTAGTTGTTGAAACAATGAATCGTTTTGGAGCAACCCTAGACCTAATAGAACTTTCTCCAAGACTAACAGTAGATCTAACTGAAAAAACAGTAGCATACTCAGTAACTAAAAATGCTTCAGATCTTGGGGTAAGTGGTTTGCCAGTTGGTCAGCTACTTGCATCTAATGGAGAGCTGTCCCTCTTTGACTATGACCAGTCTTTTAATCAAAATAATATTTGGAATCCAAAAACTGGAACTGGAAGCATTATTGCAAAATACATAAACAAAAATATTCAAATAAAGTTTTATGAGATAATCTCAGATGTTACTGTCATAGATAATGAAGAAAATAAGATTAAAAAAAGTTTTTATGTTCCAATAAAAACATTGTATTCAGAATCTTTTCCACAGTCAAACCTAAAGAGTAGAGAGCTTAAGCTATCACTAAGAGACCTTTTCTTCTATTTTGAGTCTCAGTCAGCCCCAGAGCTTTTGATTCCAAACGCATCCTTGTCATACGCACTTGCAACAATTTTTGACAGCATAGGTTTTAGCAACTACTCCTTTAAAAGACTTGACGGAGAAAGCGATCCAATTATTCCATACTTCTTTGTTTCTCCAGATAAAACTATAGCAGAGGTATTAAACGATCTAGCCATAGCAACACAGACCGCAATGTATTTTGACGAGTACAACAACTTTGTTATGATGAGCAAAAACTACTCCTTGCCAACTGAAGAAGAAAGGCAAACAGATGTAATTTTGCTGGGATCAAATACTGATCCAAAGTTAACCACAACAGAACAAATTCGTGATGCTCAACCAAGACAATTAGAGAACATTATAGACATAGCCTCTCAGGATAACAACATCTATAATGATGGAAAAATAAGCTATATTGCAAGATACATCCAGAAATCTATGGGCTCAATCAAGCAGGCCTATGTAGCAGACAAAAATATTTCTTGGATATATAAGCCAGCCCTGCTTTGGGAAGTATCTGGCACAGAAAATCTAAAGCCAACAAATGGACAAACAGCTACTGGAAATAAGTATGCCCTAGCAGCTATACCACTAAATTCAGATTTAAATGATCAAGTACCAGCAGTTCTAAATCATGAACTTGTTAATAATATTATTGATTTTGGCGATGGCATTTTGTACATTGGAAGATATAACGGATACTTTTATTCTAATGGAGAGGTCGTTAGATACGACGCAGTAGAATACAATGTTTCGGTTTTGCCATCAAGCGTGGTAGACTCTAATTTTACTGGAGGAAACGTTTGGATATCTAGTCCACAAGAATACGAAGACTATTTTTCTAAACTTTCTTTTAACGGAAAGATTTACCCAACTGGCCGTGCAAGAATTTATGCAGAGCCAAACTATGAAACTTTTGATGGAATAACAAGAATGTCTAATGGCTCAGTAGCCAAGCACGGTAGGGGGCAGTTTGGAACAACAGTTGTAAATCACACAGCTGGCCTAAACCCATACTGGACAAATAATGAAAATGTTTATGGCTGTAAAATGAAGTCTGCTTATCTATTTGGAAACCTTGCTTTTGAAGGTGACACCAGTGCTGGTACAGCTGGAGTAAGCAAATCTCTAGCTACAAAAGCCTCAAGATCTAGCGTAATTAAAAACTATCTTTCTTTTTCTCATAATGAAGAAACCTCTAATAAGAATAAACTCTCTTCAACTTCAGAAACTGTTCAGGCTTCGGCTCTTGTATTTAACGGTCCGTCTTTTTCATCACAAGAAACCCCCATTGACTTTATTTCCTATGTAAACAAACCTCTTAGTGGTTCTTTTAAACATTTTGGAACAAGAATGAGAATTGTCGGTAAACTTGAAAATAACGAGAAATCTGTTCAAACTCCAGCTGGGGCCACAACATACTTTAACGTTCCTACTACAACTCCAGATGAAAATAAAACTATTTCTGGGGGAAGTGGTGGAATTGCAACATTGTTAAATCCAGAAAATAACAATGGGTATTATTTTGAAATAGCAGCATTGTCAGAAAAAAACATAGACCTATATAAAAGAAGTACCCCTAACATCAAAAAAAGCATAACCCGCTTTGATGCTACCACAACCAGCGTTGCAACTGTTTATGTATCTTCCGCAGCCACTAGCTATCCAGTCGGCAGTAAGGTTATGATATCTTCTGGAAAATCTGCTACTTCTAGCCCAGTAAATTTGCCAGTATATGCATTAGGAACTTGGACTGTAACTGCAGCAACATCTACCACAATAACAATAAGTGGATCTGGGTTTACTGTTGCAAATACTACAGGAATTAATCAAACTGAAAATATTTCTTTGGCCCCCGCTACTTATAGTGCCGATGGAATATCCAATATATTTTTCTATAAACTATTAAAAAATACCAGCTATGATATTCAGACTCCTGTGAGAGACCCCCTAGCACTACCAACCCCAACAGCAACAAGTTTAACTTTGGACAATAATCTTCCTGCAGTTGCTACAGAAACAACTTTAACAGCTTCAACCAACTCACCACTAATATTGCCATCTGGCAGTCTTGCTCCTTCCATCGTTCAGGCTGGGCAAAGAGTTTTGCTAAGGGGACAAACAATTACCTCACAAAATGGTTATTATAAATTAACCAATGCTGGAAATAATCCGCCAACAATTGTTGTAACCAGCCCTACCACCTTTGTTATGCCATTGCCAACTAGCGGCACAATTCCTGATTATGTTTCTGGTGGTTATGTATCTCGGCATGTTGAAGATGGACAATTTGGTATTGCGGTTGTATATGAAATTAGTCAAATCACTAAGAACGTATCTACTTTAACCTATACAACAACGACGCCTCACGGCTATACAACTGGTAATCGTGTTATTATTTCTGGGGTAAATCCTCCAATATATAACTCTGGGCCACCATCAAAATGGGTTTTAACTAAAGATGAAGACGCAATACCAGTCAGACTTTGGAGTGGACTTTCTTCAATTATTGTTGATGACGGAAATTTTGCTGGCCAGTCTAGGGTAATAGCTGAGGAGTATACAACGGTATACGACCTTGCAATAGAGTATGAAGATCTAGAAAAATCTAGAAGATTTTACCTATATCTAAATGATACTCAGGTTGCTGTCGTAGATGACCCAGACCCCCTTCCGCTAAATAATGCAAACAACATGTCTTTATTTGTTCGTGGTGGTTCTCACTGTATGTTTGAAAACGTATATGCTCTAGCTAATAACTATAGTCAAAACTCAGATGTTTCTTTGGGTCCAATTGCAAATAAAATTTTTACAAATAAAACTGATATATCGTCTAACGAAGCATTCAGAAAATATTCAATTAACGGTATTGTCCAGCCAACCTTTCTTTCTGGAATAAGTCCAGCGCAGCCACCACAGTATAATATTTTTTATGAGGAGTTTGGAAGTATTCTTAGAGAAATGGCATACTTTAACGTCAAATATGATAAGGCATATCCAGCTTTATATTCGATGGTATCTCCAACCTTTAACAAGCTTCGTGGATATACCGTATCTGGATTTTTTGGAGGAGCCTATGGGGCAGAGTTCCTAATCTTTAATGCTACAGATACCTTCTTGTTCTTAGATGAAACTGTAGGAAACTACCTAAGAATTCAAGGAATTACTTTTACCCAAGATTCTCGCTACGAACTAACGGTAGATAATTATTTTGAAAAAACTGCAAATTTTGCTAACCCTCAGATAAAAGAAGATATGACTATCTTATCTCCAACTACCCAAAAAGAGCTTTACAATGATATAAAGACTAGCAGAATAACTTATGGCAGAAATCAATTCTTGCTTGACTCTATCTATATTCAAAGCGCTGATACAGCTAACAATCTGATGAAATGGATAATATCAAAAATAATGAAGCCGAGAAAATCTGTGGGAGTTAACATTTTTGCTAACCCAACAATACAGCTAGGAGATATAGTTTCTATAAACTATTCCGATAGCTCTGACGAGGTAGCCTTTGAACCAGAAAAAAGATTTGTAGTATACAGCATAGACTACGCAAAAGATTCTTCTGGACCAAGCATGAGCCTATATTTGAGTGAGGTGTAGTTATGGCACTTAGTAAAGACTCAAACTCAAGAATACAAAGAGTTGCTGCACCAGCAGCAAAGCCAACGGCACAACAAGTAGGAAAGTCCCCAGATCAAATAGAGAGGGAGGTTGCAGCAAAAGCTGCTCAAATAAAGAGAGACCAGGAGGCAAGTGCTGCAGCCTTTAAAGCCTCTAAGCTAGGTATTTCTGGATTTAATAGTATGACAGACTCCAAGGCTACGGCTGCGGCCAAACCTTCAGCTCCTTCAACCCCTTCGGCCCCTTCAGCCCCATCACGACCCGCTGCTCCAGCGGTAGATCAGGGAGCCCTGGACAGGGCAGCCCAGGCAGAAAGAGATAGGCTGGCTCAACTGGAAAGAGAAAGACAGGCCCAGCTCGAAAGAGAACGACTTGAAAGAGAAAGGCAGGAAGCGGTAGAGCGAGCCAAGCAAGAGGCTATTGCCAGAATGCCAATACCACTCGTTCCAGCTACAAGAGAACCAGTCAAGTATGCGACACCAGAAGATGTCCTTATTGATGAAAACGATGTGCCGATAGAATTAATCCTTAAACTAACTTTAGAAAAAATTGGCGGCTTAGAATTAATAAACCTTGTAAGACACGATACTGTTAATGGACAAAACATAATCTATAGGCCAATAAAAAACGTTTCTCAGTTGGCAATTGATTATAACCCACAAAACATGGTAAAGATGCCAGGCTCTGGAGAAGAATATTTTAAGAATTTTGCAATAAAGCTAGAAAATCATATAGAGCAAACTACAAACGAAGACCCACCCCTAGTAGCCTACATTGATCCAATTACTAAAAATGTTATAATTGATGTAATTAACACTAAGGCAGATTACGAAATAGAGGTCCAAATGGTCTCTTCTGGAAAAGTTTTTGATGGTACAATATATGAAGAGGATTATTCATGATTACAGATGTTGGCAAAAACCTATTGGCTAAGTACCTTATTGGACAGGCTCCATCTTACGCAACTCATATTGCTATTGGTTGTGGACCAACCCCTAAAGCTATAACCTATGACCCAACCAGCGAGGACATAACCGACATCCTAGCAAAGAAAAATTTAGACTTTGAAATGTTTCGTGTTCCAATTAGCTCAAGGGGATATGTAAATGAAAATGGCGATTCTAAAATTGTTTTAACAGCCGAACTACCAACGATTGAAAGATACGAAATTACAGAAATAGGAATTTATTCTGCTGCATCAAATCCAACTGCTGGAGCATACGATAGTAAAACCGTTTATTCTTTTTCAACAGCAGAAAACTGGGAGTATCACACAGCAACTGCAGCATCCACGATTGAGGTGGTTAATACCCCCTTGGCGCAAGACCCTCTAGAGAAAGCAATAATTACTCCTAGAGTTCCCGCAGTCTTTCAAACCAATGCTGACAATACAACCCTTCTTGACATTAATAGGCTAAATAGATATGAGTCTTGCAGGTATTTAAATAACACAATATTTATCCCAGGAAATGAGTCAACCCTATCTATTCCTTCAGGATCAAGGATGGTAGCCACTAATGGATCAAATCATATACACTTGACTGGAGCAAGTCTTGATTTTAATAAAAATTCAGCAAGTGATGAGCTAAAGCTTGCATTTTCTATTGTTAATAAAAGTGCAACGCCTACAGCAAATGGCTTTCACCCGACAAGAGTAAAGCTGTTAGTTGAGTTTGCAGATAGCGATGCTGAAGAAGCAACAAACTATGCTCAGTTCCAAGTAGACATAACTAACGGAGTTGGTGGCTATGATTTTGCAACCAATAGATATATTGTTGTAACCAAGCAATTAAAAGATTTAATCAAAAGCACAAGCTTTACTTGGAATACTGTTAACGTTGTAAAAATTTGGGCATCGGTATTGGGAGCTGGGGGAACACCAACCTCAGACTACTACGTAGCTCTCGACGCAATTAGGCTAGAAAATACTTCTTCTATTAATCCATTATACGGAATGACTGGCTATTCCGTAGTAAGATCTCCAGATATTCTTCCAATTGTAAAAGTTTCAAATACTGCAAACCTAGTAGAGTTTCGTTTTGCACTAGATGTAGATCTGGGTACTGGAAATGCCAGCTAAAAAGGTAACTATTGAAAAAAAGGACTTGCCACCACTTTCTCCAAATGGGGAGTACCTAATTCGATACCGAGTTATTTCGGAAGATAAGAATAGAACATCCCCCTGGTCTCCCATATACACCTTAGATGCAAAACCTTTTATAGAAGATGTACTTGGGGGCCTTCAGTTGTCTGACACCTCTTTAGCAATTACAGCAATTTGGGAAGAATCTCCCGTAGCTTCATCATATGATGTTTTTGTAAGTTTTGGCATATATAATACTGGAACCTCAACGTTTGCTTGGGGCAGCTATGCCTATCATGGATCTTCATTATCTCAATCTTATTCTTTTTTAAGACCTTCTGCTGCCACTGGTATACGTGTCAAGATACAGCTTGCTGGGATAGAAAAGGTATTAAGCCCTGCCCTAGAGATTTGCAATATAGAAGATTTTGTAGTTAGCCTCTCATAAACCCGTTTGTTTGTGTTATAATTAACTATGGCAAGAATACCAACACCAGACAGAGGACAGCCTCTAGACGTAAATTATGTCTATCAAATAGTTGAAGCAATCAATGATTTATCTTCTCAGATATCTTCTGCAAGATATAAGTATGCATCGATAGATACATCAGAGGGCCGCCAAAGTACACTGCTTACGGATACAAAAGTGGTGGCTGGAGAGCATGTTATTTATCCAACCCTAACAAATGTAACTGCAGAAACAGACCAATCTTTTACATACTCTTTTAAGGGTGAATACAAGTATCCTCCAATTGTCACAGCTACCCCAGTTCTTATCGAGGGAACATCATCTGGAAAAGATGTGTCTGTAGTTATTTCAAGCGTTACTAACTCGGCAGTAAATGGAATTGTTCGTTTTAATAGCCCAGGACAGCTAGCCGTTAAGGTTCATATTATTGCTGTCGGTATTCCAAACTAACAATGGCTAAAAGACACGGCCAAGTCGACATGGTAGAGTATAACTCTTTACCAGTTATTCCAGGAAACAAGAAGGTTTGGTTTTTAAACGGAGACCTAATAAGAGTTCATCACTTAAACAAGTCTAATGGAATCATGTCAGTTTACAATATTGTAAAAGATAGGATTGAGAGTTGTTTGATTTCAGATTTTAAAAAAAATAGGGAGAGGGCTTATACTGTTGGAGAAACAGCCTCACTAGTAAATCGTCATAAGAAGTATATGCCAAGCTTGATGAAGCGTGAAATTATTCCTCATCCTACTGGATCCCAAAAAGGCGGGGGAACTGGATGGCAAGTAAGATCCTATTACGCAGAATCACAGGTAAAAGAAATTCGTGATATACTAGCTACCTACCACATGGGTAGACCAAGAAATGATAAGCTAATAACCAACGATATAACTCCTAGCCGTCAGGAATTGACAAGGCGTCTGGGAGATGGTATACTGACTTATACGAAAACAGAAGATGGTAGATTTATTCCAATTTGGAATGAAAGCATATAATAGAAGGAACTGGGTATGGAAAACGAAAGCACTAGAGTAAAAGTTGGGTTAGGATACACTCTTAACCTTGGCAACTTTCAGTCACTAAGAATTGACCTAGAGGTATCAGATAGCAAGCGAGACAGCGAAAACACTGGAGAAGCCTTTGAACGTGTCTATGAATTTGTAGAAAACAAGCTAGCAGAAAAGGTTAAAGAAGCCTCTTCTGAAATCGACAGCAAGTAATGGCTGAGCGTAAATACCGAATGGCTTTGCTTAGTAGGTATAGTAAACTACACAAAGCTAGGTATGAAGAAAAGCCAATCGTAAATCTTAACGTAGAGCAATGGGCTGCAGATGCCTTGATAGAGTCTTTTACCCTAGAGATTTGTTACGATATGCTAGACTACTATTTTGAAGTAAGCCCTAACCCATCTTGGAAGTATTTTGCAAACTACGCAGAAACAATTATAGAATCTAGAGAAAGAATTGTTCAGGACTTAAGGGAAAGATCTGAAAGACGACAAAAAGCGAAGGAATGGTTAAGTGAGTAATGTAGAGGCTAAGCTAATATCTGCAGTCTTAAAAGACAAACAGGTCCACGTTTTGCTGCAAGCAAACGTAGAAAACCTATTGCGCACTCACACAGATGTTTGGCAGTTCATTAGAAAATATTCTGAGGTAAATGGATCCGTTCCCCCAACAACCCTAGTTGTAGAAAAATTTAGAGACTTCTCTACTACAGAAGATGTAGGTTCAACAAAGCACCACCTAGAAGAATTACAAGCAGAGTATCTTAATGCTAGTCTAAAAGATATCCTTATGACAACAGCTGCAGATGTCCAAAGTGGCAAAGGCCCAGAAGCACTAGAAGAGCTAATCACAAAAACATCAGAGTTAAAAAAGAATACGGCTGTTATTCGTGACATTGACGTCACAGATATTGACTCTGCTGTAGCTTACTTTGAGAATGTGCAAAGACAGAAAGAGCTGGGCATACTTGGAATTAAAACTGGTTTGCCAGGTTTTGACAACTACCTCCCTTCTGGAATTATGCCAGGACAGCTAGGAGTGTTCCTTGCTTATCCAGGTATTGGAAAGTCTTGGCTATCTCTTTACTTTGCTGTTCAAGCTTGGAAGCAGGGCAAGTCTCCAATGGTCATCAGCCTTGAGATGTCGGAGACAGAAGTTCGTAATCGTGTATTTACTATTATGGGCGAGGGTCTTTGGTCGCACCGTAAGATAAGTAACGGAGAAATAGATATTGAAGACCTTAAGCGTTGGCACAAGGTAAACGTCGAGGGTAAGCCAGAGTTTCACATCATTTCTAATGATACTGGTGGAGACATTACCCCATCGGTTCTTCGTGGAAAGATAGATCAGTATAAGCCAGACTTTGTTATTGTTGACTATCTACAGCTAATGAGTCCTAATCAAAAGTCAGATAACGAAACTGTAAGAATGAAGAACTTGTCTCGTGAGCTAAAGCTTATGGCTATTGGAGAAGAAGTTCCAATTATGGCTATTTCTTCTGCCACGCCAGATGATGTTACAAAGCTAGACACCGTCCCTACGCTGGGTCAGACAGCTTGGTCACGTCAAATTGCCTACGATGCCGACTGGGTCCTAGCAATGGGTAGAGCTGCTAATAGCGATATCCTAGAATGTGTATTCAGGAAAAACCGTAATGGATTTATGGGAGACTTCCTTGTTCAAGCTGACTTTGACAAGGGATGGTACAAATATAAAGATTATGAAGATAAGTAGTTATAATGGTTTATGGACAGTTTACACCATAAACCGATTAAGAGCTTCTTCCTAGATGGCATCATCTATGACGATTCAACAATTGCACGACTAAAAATAGAATACATAAAACTATTACTAGTTGAAATGAAAACTTTGGGGTATGTGCCAAGGCTAGACCTTGACCCAGACTTCACAATAAGGTATAATAAAGAAGTACAAATATTTGAATTTAAATTAACGACATATGGAATATACGTAGGAAAGAAAAAAACACAGTGGATAATAGGACTAGACGGAACAAGAGTAATCTATACACAAAAGAGCAAGTTGAAAGAGTTCTTGAGGGATCGGGTATAGACGTTCAGTCTGAGGTTGATTCCGACTTTATAATCTTCTGCCCATTTCACAACAACTATCGTAGCCCAGCTGGAGAAGTAGACAAAAAGAGTGGTATCTTTTATTGCTTCTCTTGTCACAAAACATCAGATCTTGTGGAGTTTGTAATGTTTACATCTGCAAGAACATACTTTGAGTCAGTTCGTTTTATAAAAAGCAAAGAGCAGCAAACAGATCTTGAGCAAGAGATGACAAGGCAGCTACATACCAGGCAAGAGTATGTTCCCTACGATGAGCTGCAAGTTAAAAAACTTCACCTTCAAGCTATGGACTCTCCAAGAGCTAGCACCTACTTTAATGGTAGAAAAATTAATAAAGAATCTATGGCAAAGTTTGGCCTAGGCTTTTCAGAAAATTTTGATATGGTCACTGTTCCAGTTCACTCCCCAGACGGAATGCTCTTGGGTTTTGTTGGCAGATCAATTGAGGGTAAAGAGTTTAAGAATACTCCAGGACTTCCCAAGAGCAAAACCCTGTTTAACATAAATCGTGTAAAAACTGCAGAGCAGGTTTATGTGGTAGAATCTTCTTTCGATGCAATTAGGCTAGATCAGGTTGGCCTTTCTGCAGTCGCAACGCTAGGGGCAAACGTCTCTGGTATGCAAATAGAACTTCTTCAGAAATATTTCAATAACATTATTGTTATTGCAGATAATGATGAGGCAGGCGGTAATATGAAAAACAGGCTGCTAGAAAAGCTTGGCTCTCGTGTTTCCGTAATACAACTAGATAATAAGTATAAAGACATTGGTGATATGTCGGACGAAGACATAAAGTTATTAGACTTTAAGTTTGACAACGCTATTGCCAATATGCTAAAATAATAAATAACAAATAAAATAGGAGAAATAATATGAGCGTAACAAAGGGATTAAAAGATATCAACGCCCTGCTTGACAGACCAAAATACGAAGGAACTGGAAGCAAAGTTCGCTGGCTAAAGCTAGCTGACGGACAAGCTGTAAAGATCCGCTTTATTGAAGAGCTAGACGAAGACTCGTCAAACTATGACGCAAAAAGAGGTCTGGCAATTGTAGTAAAAGAACACACAAATCCAAAGGACTACAAGCGTAAGGCTGTAGACACAATGGAAACAGAAGGCCGTGACTGGGCAGAAGAGATGCACCGTAAAGATCCAAAGGCTGGCTGGAAAGCACGTCTTCGTTTTTACTGCAACGTTCTTGTCGATGACGGAATTGAAGACCCATATGTCGCAATCTGGTCTATGGGTATTAGCAAGCAGTCTGCTTTCAACACAATTCGTGAGTATGCTCTAGAAACTGGAAGCATTTCGAACCTAAGCTGGAAGCTAAAGCGCAGTGGTCAAGGAACAGAAACAACCTACACGTTGTTCCCGTCTGGACCAGACACAGAGCCGTATAGTTGGGGTGGCGTTGAGGCATTCCCACTAGAGCTAGCTCTTAGAAATATTCCATATTCGGAGCAGGAAGCTTTCTATCTAGGCTTTGACACTCCATCATTAACATCAGCTACCAATATTGACTGGTAGTAGGTAATAATACATGGGGTATGTTGGCTTACACGTTCACACGCACTACTCGCTTTTTGATGGAATTGCAACTCCTCAAGAGTACGTAGATCGTGCTTCAGAACTAGGGATGCCTGCCATTGCAATCACTGACCACGGTTCTTTGTCTGGACACAGAGAAATGTATCGTGCTGCAAAAGAAAAAGGTATCAAGCCAATACTTGGCGTAGAAGGATATATAACGGAGGATCGTTTTGACCGTCGTGATAAAGACGAAAGAACAGGGCCATTAGACCTTGTTTATAACCACCTTGTCCTTCTTGCCAAGAACCCCAAAGGTTTAGAAAACCTAAATAGACTAAATGAAATTGCTTGGACTGAGGGATTTTTTAAGAAGCCAAGAATTGATTGGAAAGTCTTAGAGCAATATAAAGAAGGCATAATTGTTACCTCTGGGTGCCTTAGCGGTGTCTTGGCTAAAGCAATTGAGGCTGGAGATTTAGCCTTTGCAAAAACACATATTAAGTGGTGTAAGGATACTTTTGGTGATGACTATTACCTAGAGGTAATGCCACACAACCCACCAGAGATGAATAAGACAATTCTTGAGCTTGCCGATGAGTTTAAGATTAAGCCTGTAGTAACTCCAGACTGCCACCACTCAGATCCAGGGCAGAAAGAAATTCAAGAACTAAAGCTTATTCTTAATACTTATTCTAATAAGGTTGAAAAAGATGCAACCTATGAAAAGTCTAAAAAGTTTAACAATTTGATGGACCGCCTAGATTACCTTTATGGTGCAGACAGGCAGATGAGCTTTAACAACTTTGAGATTCATTTACTTTCTTATGAGGAAATGAGAAGTGCCATGGAGGCTCAGGGTATTGACAGAGACGACATGTATGAAAACACTCTTGAAATAACAAACAAGATTGAAGAGTATGACATTAAAGACCACATGAACCTATTGCCAGTTCAGTACAAAGACCCAGATAAAGAATTAAAGACTTTGGCTATTGAAGGACTAAAAGCCAGAGGGCTAGATGGCAATGCCGAATATCTAGATAGGCTTGAAGAAGAGCTTAAGGTAATTAAAGATAAAAACTTTGGACCATACTTTCTTGTTGTGCGCTCTATGATTGCATGGGCAAAGAAGGAAGACATCATGGTTGGTCCAGGACGAGGATCGTCTGCGGGATCTTTGCTTTGTTACTCTCTGGGCATTACAGACATTGACCCAATTAAGCATGGCCTTCTGTTCTTCCGATTTATTAATCCAGAACGTAATGACTTCCCAGATATTGATACAGACATCCAGGATAACCGTCGTGAAGAAGTTAAAGATTATCTTGTTCGTCAATATCGTCACGTTGCATCTATTGCAACATTCTTATCTTTTAAGGATAAGGGTGTAGTAAGAGACATTGCACGTGTACTAAATATTCCTTTGCCAGACGTAAACAAGGTTATGAAACTTGTAGACACTTGGGATGAATACTGTAGCTCAAAGTCTACTGCGGAGTTCCGTGAGAAGTATCCAGAGATTGAAAAGTATGGAGAGCAACTACGTGGACGAATTCGTGGTACTGGTATTCATGCTGCTGGAGTTGTAACCTCTAAAGAACCAATCTTTAGGTATGCGCCAATGGAAACCAGATCATCTCCTGGCTCTGACGAAAGAATTCCAGTAGTTGCAGTTGACATGGCTGAGGCCGAAAGAATTGGATTAATTAAGATTGATGCTTTGGGTCTAAAAACTTTGAGTGTGCTACAGGACACCCTAAAGATTATTGAACATAGAAATGGAAAAAAGATTGATCTCCTATCTATCCCAATGGAAGATTTAAAAGTTTACGAAATGCTCTCTTCTGGATACACCAAAGGAGTTTTCCAATGTGAAGCTACGCCATACACAAACTTGCTGGTAAAAATGGGTGTCAAAAACTTTAATGAGCTAGCAGCTTCCAATGCGTTGGTTCGTCCAGGCGCTATGAATACAATTGGTAAAGACTATATTGCTCGTAAGCATGGAAAGCAAAATATTTCTTATCACCACCAAGTTATGAAAAAGTTTACAGAAGATACTTACGGATGTATCCTTTATCAGGAACAAGTTATGCAAGCTTGTACAGAGCTCGGTGGAATGACCATGGCAGAAGCAGACCAAGTTCGTAAGATCATTGGTAAGAAGAAAGACGCCAAAGAGTTTGATAAGTTTAAGGATAAGTTCATAGACGGATCATCTAAGTTTATGGCACCCAACTTGGCAAGAGATCTTTGGCACGACTTTGAAGCCCACGCAGGGTACTCGTTCAACAAGTCTCACGCTGTAGCCTACTCAACCCTGTCTTATTGGACAGCATGGTTAAAGTTCTATCACCCACTAGAATTTATGTATTCCTTGCTTAAGAATGAAAAAGATAAAGATACCAGAACAGAATACTTGATTGAGGCAAAGCGTATGGGGATTGCCGTAAAGCTACCGCACGTAAACGACTCCGACGCTGACTTTAAAATTGAGGGCAAGGGAATTCGTTTTGGACTAACCGCTATCAAGTACATCTCCGATAACATTGCTTCTAAGTATATTGCTCAGAGACCATTCAAAAACTATAAGCATCTAGAAGAATTTACCCATACAAAAGGAAGTGGTGTCAACAGCAGGTCCTTGCAGGCCTTGCGTGTAATTGGTGCTGCAACCTTTGAAGATAACTCTAGAAACGAAGAAGAAATTAAAGAAAATCTTTATGAGTTTCTGAATCTTCCAGAGTTTAATATCACAGTGCCATCTCACTATTACGCTTTCATCAATCCTGTAGAAGAGTTTGAAGAAAAGGGTGCGTTTGTTTTGATGGGAATGGTAAAATCAATTAAGCGTGGAAAAGGCTGGTCACGAGTAGAAGTACTAGATAAAACTGGAAGCGTAGGAATATTTGATGAAGAGCAAACAGTTATTGAGGCTGGCAGGAGTTACCTTCTTCTATGTGATAACAATAGGATTGTTACTGCCATTCCCGTGGATGAAATAAAACAATCTAGTAATGCCTTAGTAAAGTTTTTGGGGTATAAGCAATTGCCCTACAAAGATGAAGAAATGTTTGTAGTTTCTTTTAAGCCAAGGATAACTAAGGCTGGTAAAAAGATGGCTTCCCTTACCCTTGCAGATAGTTCTAGAAACCTACACTCAGTAACCGTTTTCCCAACAACCTTTCCAAAAGCATACATGAAGATCCAAGAGGGTTCATCATACGACTTTTCGTTTGGAAAAACAAAAGACGGAACAATAATTATGGAGGATGTAAATGATATATAACTCATTAGATAATTTGGCAAAAGATATTCACACTACGGCAGTAGAAAAAGGATTTTGGCCAGACAAGGTGGATGATATTTTTATTGCCAAACAGATGATGATGATTGTATCAGAAGTGGTAGAGGCGATGGAGGCTATTCGCAAGAATAAGGGAAAGCAAGAAGTTGCTGATGAAATGGCAGACATTATAATCAGAACACTTGACTTATACCAAGGATTGGTGGATAATGGATATGTCGACCAAGAGCTACAGGTAGCTCTAAACAATAAGACTAGTTTTAACAAGTCACGACCAGAAAGACATGGAGTAAAGTTTTAATGACAACTATAGAAGAAGCGTTTGCACTGTTAGATCCAAAGATTAGAAAAAGAATTGCCTCTGGGGTAGGAGTTAAAACAGAACTACAGCCTACGCCAAGCGTTGGCCTTAATAGAGCACTGGGCGGTGGCTTTCCATATGGAAGACAGGTTCTTCTTTGGGGAAGCAAGTCTAGTGCAAAGTCTTCGCTCTGCTTGCAAACGATTGCTATGGCACAGAAAGAGGGAAAGCTTTGTGCTTGGGTAGATGCAGAAATGTCCTATGATGAAGATTGGGCAAAAAAGCTTGGGGTAGACACATCTAAACTTATATACTCTGAGGCCAGAAGTGTAAACGACATGGTAGATGTTGGTGTTGCACTTCTTCATGCAGGGGTAGATATTATTGTAATCGATAGTATTAGCTCTCTTCTCCCAGCCGTATACTTTGAAAAAGATTCTGATGAGCTAAAGGCTTTGGACCAGACCAAGCAAATTGGGGCAGAGTCTAAAGACTTAAAACACGCTTGGTTAATGCTAAACTATGCAAATAATCGTGAAAAGCCCGCTCTAATTATTGCAATTTCTCAAGCAAGAAATAACATTACCGCAATGTATACCCAGTCAGTGCCAACTGGTGGTCTAACCACTCAGTTTATGTCTTCAACTATCGTTAAGTTGTTTTCTTCAAGCTCTGACTCTAAAGCTATAAAGGGCAAGATCAAGGTTGGAGACAAGCTAATTGAACAAAAGCTTGGCAGAAGGGTTCTATGGGAAGTCCAGAACTCAAAAACCTCTGCCCCAGGAGATACTGGAGAATATGACTTCTACTTCAGAGGCGACACAATCGGCATAGACGGGATTGGGGACCTAGTGGACACTGCAGAGATGTTAGGGGTTGTAGAGCGCTCAGGGGCCTGGTACATCCTCCCAGACGGGTCTAAGGTCCAGGGTAGAGATGGTTTCGTAAATAAGGTCAAAGAAGACAAAGACCTTGAAGCCTCTATTAGAAGCAAGCTAGATGTCTAAATATATAGTTATTAGCGGTAAATTCCCTTGTCATACTTGCAAGAAAGAGGTAACGTCTTTGCGTTGCTATGGAGAAGATCAGCTACTTAGCTGGATGTGTGAAGACAAACACCTAACAAACGTAAGCTTAAAGTCAAAACGAAAGAAGGATTATGAGCGAGAAAAGTGAAAGCAAAAGGCTTGGAGCTAAGCAGCACAAGAATTCTGGCAGGGGGCTTCACAAGGGCGACGCTTCTTGGGAAAACTTTACCGTTGACTTTAAGGAAGTTGGCAAGTCGTTTACCCTAAACAAAGATGTCTGGGCAAAGGCAACTACGGATGCGATTAAGAATAACAACGATCCAGCAATCGTAGTCGTACTAGGAGAGTCTGGAATGAAAACAAGATTAGCAATTATAGAATTATCAATACTAGAAGAACTGACAGGAAAATAAAAAATGAAAATACTACTACTAGATATAGAAACAACACCAATGCAGGTCTATGCGTGGGGCCTTTGGGACCAGAACATCAGCATTGATCAAATCATCAAGAGCACAGAGATGCTATGCTTTGGTGCAAGGTGGCTAGATGGAAAGAAGGTAATCTTTAAATCCGTTCACCACGATGGCAAGAAAGAAATGCTAAAAGAGTTGCACAAGCTAATGGACGAGGCAGACTTGTTAGTTGGCTGGAACTCTGCAGCTTTTGACCACAAGCATATTAATCGAGAGTTCTTAGAGAATAAGATGGCACCGCCATCACCTACAAAAGACCTAGATCTTATGAGCATCACAAAGGCTAACTTCTTGTTCCCATCGAACAAGCTAGACTATGTGGCACAAAAGCTAGACGTTGGTGCCAAGGTAAAGCACTCTGGATTTAAGCTATGGATTCGCTGTATGGAAGGCGATAAAAAAGCTTGGAAAGAGATGAAAGAATACCAGATTCAGGATGTGAATCTTCTGGTAGATCTATACCAAGAGCTGCTTCCTTGGTTTGTTGGCAAGGCAAGTGCAACAACAAAAGAAAAGATAGCTATCTCTGGGTATGACAGGGAATCTGAGGTATAATATTATTATGGAACAACAGCAAACAACTATCGATTCAATTAACGGACTATCTGAAATTGCAGAGTATATGCAGGATGAGGAGCTAAACACAGCTCTTACCTTTATTGCCAAGGTAATTATTAAGCCAGATATCCCTATTAACGTAGTGACAATAGAGATTGTAAGATTACAGGCTATTGCCGCTAAGATGGCATTCAAGGCTACTTGGATGGCTAACGTAGATAAGTCAGATCGTGGCAAGAAAAATCTATACTATACTGCTGCAGAAGCAATCAACAACCTTGTCTCTGCCTTGAAATATATCGCTAGATAGTGTATACTAGAGGTATATAGAAAGACTTTAAACAATGACAAAAAGCTTGCTGCAACAAATAATGATAAAGACAGAACAAAAGATTGCCTCTAGGCCTTCTTTTCTAGACCAGGCAGCACTTATTGAAAAGATTAAGTCTGGCTATATTGTCAATCGTGTAGATAAGTTTACCACAAAGACTAGCTTTGCCCCATCAACTATCGCATACTCTCACGGGGAATGTCCTAGATACTGGTATCTTGCCTTTAGTGGTGCCATGTTTACAGACAATGCAGATGCATATGGCGGAGCAAACATGACTGCTGGAACAAAGTCACACGAAAGAATCCAGAAAGCTATGGGCGATGCTGGCATTCTTAAGGATTCAGAATTTAAGATAACATCATCAGATCCACCAATCTTTGGTTATGGAGACGTTGTGCTAGATTGGGATGGTCAAGATCTTCTTGGAGAGATTAAGACTATGCCCAACGAAGGCTTTGAATATAGGAAAATTGCAGGAAAACCTAAGTCTGGCCATCTAATACAGCTACTTATTTATATGAAAATTTTAAACAAAAGTAAAGCTGTAATGATTTATGAAAATAAAAACAATCATGAACTTTTGATTTTTCCTGTAGAACTAAATGAGTATTCTTTTAAGTGGGTAGAGAACGCTTTTGAATGGATGAGAACAGTTAGAAAGGCTTGGGAAGATAAAGCCCTGCCAGAGAAAAACTATAGGTCCAATTCAAAAATTTGCAAGACTTGTCCGATTCGGGCAACTTGTGATGTAGCGGGTACTGGGGAGATAAAGATTAAATCCTTGGAGCCGCTAGATGAAGCATTGTCAATGGTGTGACCTAGGTTTTGAAACCAAGGTTTCTTATCAAATATATTGTTCTGCAGAGTGTAGAGATTTAGCTACAAAACAAAAAATTGCAGAGAGGTATCAGCTTTCTAGAATTAGTCGCAGAACTGGCAAGCCCAGGAAGTGCAAGAAGTGTGAGCAAAATTTGTCAATCTACAATGACGATCCAATCTGTAGCAAGTGTTTAATTAATCCAATAGACATATCTATTGCTTTAAAGGACATAAAAAGGTTGTCTAATGGTAAATCTTAATCTATTAAAAGACCTACCCAAAAACATTTGTGCTATTGATGCCAGCACAAACAACCTAGCCTTTGCTATTTTTAACGACAAGTCCCTAGTCGCTTTTGGAAAGATTAGCTTTAAAGGATTAGATACCTACTCTAAGGTTGGAGATGCTGCAAGAAAGTCATTGGCCTTTTTTGAAAAGTTTGACATTGATGCAATTGTTATTGAGCACACCGTTTTTATGAACAGCCCCAAGACTGCTGCAGACCTTGCTCTTGTTCAGGGTGGCCTTTTGGGGGCAGCAAGAATTGTGGGCATCAAGAAGTTTGGCTCTGTGAGTCCAATTACTTGGCAAAACTTTATAGGAAATAAAAAACTAACTACCCCAGAAAAACTAGAGGTAGCTAAGAATAATCCAAACAAAGCTCCTTCCACACTCAAAACAATTGAGAGAGAGTTTCGCAAACAAAGAACTATTAAGTTTGTGAACACCTACTACGACAAAAAGATAGATGACAACGATGTTGCTGATGCAGTAGCAATTGGGCACTATGCTGTGAATAATCCAGGAAAGATTGGTTTGTAAAAATGGCAGCGAAGCTGTATACTAGTGAAGCATGGCTTAAAAAAAGATATTGGCTGGACAAAAAAAGTCCAGAAGATATTGCAAAAGAATGTGGAACAAGCGTAGAAACTATATATGTTTACCTAGCAAAATTTGGACTAAGAAAGAGTAGAAGATGAGCATACAAACAGAAAAAGATATTGAGAGAGTTTCAGATCAAGTAAAAGAATTATTAATTTCTAAGAATAGATCTTACGGAGACTCTGCACTACATCCTTCGAGAATATTCTCAAAGACCGACAACGTAGAGCAGCTGCTTGTCCGCATTGACGACAAGCTTTCTCGCATACAGAATGGGCACGACTGGCCAGGGGATAACGAGATTGATGACTTGCTAGGATATCTGATCCTACTAAAGATTGCAAAAGAAAGATCTTCTAGTGAATAAAAGAAGGCTTGCTCCAATTAAGGAAACCAAGTTTGAAAGAATAAAAGAAATGCAGATTGGAACTAGGACCCTTATCTCTGGAGAGATTATTAAAATTGCTGGAGAGTACGGCTCAAGATTTAGGTTTGATAGTCTTGTGACTAATAAAGAAACTGGCTCTCAGTGGGTAGACTGCTTTGAACTTAGCAAGGGAGTGATTTCTGGATGGAGATCGTTTAAATCTGATAGAATTAGACTAATGCCAATAAAAAGGGGTAAAAAGAATGTCGACTGAAGATAACCTAATTGAACACCTAGACAAGGTTAATAAGGTCGTAGAAGAATACCTAAAGGGTAGCGAAGCAACGCAAATATCCAAAGAGCTTGACATACCAAGACAAAAGGTTGTTAGCTATATAAACGAGTGGAAGCAGATGGCTTCTGATAACGCAGCTATTCGTGCAAGAGCCAAAGAGGCTTTGGTTGGCGCAGACACACACTACAACAAACTAATTAATAAAGCTTATGAAGTTATTGATGATGCAACTACAACTGCAAACCTAAGTGCAAAAACTGCTGCTATTAAACTAGTTCTTGACATTGAGGCAAGAAGAATTGACATGCTTCAAAAAGCTGGGTTACTTGAAAACAAAGAGTTGGCAGAAGAAATGCTTGAGATTGAAAGAAAGCAAGATGTTCTTGTGAACATTCTTAAAGACATTGCTTCGGAATACCCACAAATACGAGACGAGATTATGCGCAGGCTATCTGCTGTTTCAAAAAACAAAGAGGTAATTACAATTGTCAGCGATGTTTGATGACTTCTTAGAAGTTTTAAAAGACAGCAACTTTGACGAGACGCCAGTTGATGCAAAAACATTTGTAGAAGGCGAAGACTATCTTGCTCAACCACCACTGTCAGATGTTCAATACGATATTGTCGAAGCTATGAGTCAAATTTATAAACTAGAAGATTTAATTAATTTAATGGGACAGGAAGAGGGTACAAAATATTACAAAAAGTATACAAAAAATGAGGTTATTCTTCAGCTTGGTAAAGGATCTGGCAAGGATTTTACGTCTACTGTTGCGTGTTCTTACATCGTATACAAGCTCCTTTGTCTTAAGGACCCAGCGAGATACTTTGGAAAGCCAGCTGGCGATGCGATTGATATCATTAACGTGGCGATTAACGCTCAGCAAGCTAAGAATGTTTTCTTTAAGGGTTTCAAAAATAAAATAGAGAGATCTCCTTGGTTTGCTGGAAAGTTTTACGCAAAGGCTGAGTCAATTGAATTTGATAAAGCTATCACGGTTTACTCTGGACATTCAGAGCGTGAATCTCATGAGGGTCTTAACCTTATCTTGGCAGTCCTAGATGAGATATCTGGATTTGCACAAGAAATTGGTGGCGGTAATGATCAAGGCAAAACCGCCGATAACATTTATAAAGCGTTCCGTGCATCTGTAGATTCTCGATTCCCAGATCTTGGAAAAGTAGCGTTGCTATCATTCCCACGTTTTCCAGGGGACTTTATTTCTCAAAGATACGACTCAGTGATTGCAGAAAAAGAAAGCATTGCCAAAACTCATACCTTTATAATGAACCCAGACTTGCCAGAAAATGCTGAGGGCAACTCTCTAAAAATTGATTGGGATGAGGACATTATTATCTCATACAAATATCCAGGGGTGTTTGCACTAAAGAGACCAACTTGGGTTGTCAATCCAACCAGAACTATTGACGACTTTAAATTAGCCTTCTACACAGACATTGGCGATGCAATGCAGAGATTTGCATGTGTTCCCACCTTCGCATCTGACGCATTTTTTAAACAGCGTGAGAAGGTTAGAGCCTGCATGACAATTAGAAATCCAATTGATTCCTCAAAAAGATTTGACGAAGCATTCAAACCAGATCCAGAGAAAAAATATTTTGTTCATGCCGACCTTGCACAAAAGCATGACAAGTGTGCGGTAGCAATTGCTCACGTAGAAAAATGGGTATCTGTTCAAGTCATGAAAGATTATGAGCAGGTTGTTCCAATGGTTATTGTAGATGCTGTTGTCTACTGGGAACCAAGAGTTGAAGGCCCCGTAAACCTTTCTGAAGTAAAGCAATGGATTCAAAACTTACGTAGACAGGGATTCGATCTAGGAATGGTTAGCTTTGACCGTTGGCAATCTTTTGATATACAGAACGAGCTAAAGTCCGTTGGTATTAAAACTGAAACGGTATCTGTAGCAAAGAAACATTACGAAGATATGGCAATGCTTATGTACGAAGAAAGACTAGCCATGCCAGCAATTGAGCTACTTTTTGAGGAGCTAACAGAATTAAAGATTATGAAAAACAATAGGGTAGACCACCCAAGGAAAAGCTCCAAGGACTTAGCTGACGCTGTTTGTGGCGCAATCTTTGGTGCAATATCGCATACGCCAAGGGATCAAAATCTTGAAGTAGATATCCACACCTTCAGAGATAGGCCCAAGACTCAGCTTGACACTGGTAAGGACAATGTGATACAATATAAGCCTATCCCGAAAGACATCAAAGACTATCTGGATAGTTTCGAAATAATCTAAAATAAGGAGATCCAAAAATATGACTTCGTTCAAGAAGCCACTAATTGCTATTGCTTCTGCAGTAGCCCTAGTAGGAACTATGCTAATTGCTGGTCCTGCCATTGCATCATCTGCTACACTAACGGTTGCTGGATCGTCTCCAGCCTCTGCAGGAACCTCATCTGCAAGTGCAATTGCACTCCCCGTCCCATCCGACAATGACGTAAGCTCTGCTGACGCACTTCGCATTTCCCTGTCTGGCGTAACTGCTGGCAGCAATGTTGTTGTGACTGCTACCAATGCAAAGATTGTCACAGCTGTTACTTCTGGTTCTACCACCGTAAAGGTCGACTCTGGAGTGTCTA